CATGCGTGGCCGCGAGATCGAGGGTGACGTCGAGACCCTGGTCTATGTCGAATGCGTGCTGTTCCTACCGGCCGGCACCGACATCCGGACTGGGGACAAGGTCGTCGTGGCCGGCCAGGAGTTCCGCGTGCTACCGCCGCGGCCAGCCGGCCGGCACCACCTGGAAGTTCCTCTCCAGCGGGTTTGGGAGCGATGAGCTATGCGCCTCCACGACCAGTGCGGGAGCTTTACTCGGTGTCTTCACCAGCTTTACCCCGACTGGCCGATCTATGTTGACCGGGTGCCACAGGATTTCCGGCGCCCAAGCTTCTACCTCTCGGCCGGGCCGGACAGGGACCGCCTGTTGTCGGGCGTGGTCATAGAGTCCGCGGTGGCCTGGGCGCTCGTCTACTTCGCCACCTCGCGGGAGGACGCCCTGGCAACCACCGACGCGCTCTGCCTAGCGCTCCTCGACCCGGGGCCCGGCGTCCCGCTCTACGACTTCGGAGTCTCACCCGAGGCTCCCACAGGCCGCTACATGAGGGTCGAGAGCGTGGAGCGCGTCTTCGACGAGGACGATGCCGGCCTGTGGTCGGCGAGTATGCAGGTCTCGACCGTGCTGCGCCTGCCACGGGCCGCGGCGGACGCGCCGGCCATCGGCACGGTGCACGTATCCGAGCAGTGGAGGTGAGCCTCATGCCGAAGCGGCAGTCCGAGCCGCCAGCCGGGCCGGCCTTCCCCGAGCCGCAGCACTATCGCCCGGAGGACCTCATCAGCCACGCGCGGGAGATCGCCGGGGTGAACCCGGAGATCGCCCGGGCGGCGCTGTCGGAGGTCACCCGGCATGAACTGACCGTGAGCGAGTTCCGGCGCGCGGTGGATGCGTTCCTCAAGCGCCGGGTGAGGTAGAGAGGCGGTGAAAGCGCATGCCAGGCGGAACCTGGAGCCCGACCGAGGTTAAGGTCCGGCCGGGCTTCTACCTGAACTTTGTCGCCGCGGCCGCCGAGGCCATCAAGCCCGGTGCGCGCGGCGTGGTGGGCATGCCGGTCCGCGCGAGCTGGGGCCCAATCCACCAGTTCGTCGAGATCGGCAGCGAGGCGGAACTTGTGGCGGCTTACGGTAGCGACGTGAGCGACGGCGTGACGGCCTACCGAATCGGCCGGCTGGCTCTTCTGGGCGGCGCCAAGACGCTCCTGGCCTACAGGATTGCCGACGCCAACGCGGCCAAGGCGTCCATCACCCTTACCGACTCCAATGCCGCGCCGACCAACGTGCTCGTCCTCCGGGCGAAGTACGAGGGCGAGCGCGGCAATACCTTCAAGGTCACCACCCGCGCGAACCCCGTGGACCCGGCCAAGCAGGACATCCTGCTCTACGAGCTCACGGCGCTCCTCAGGACTTTCACTTTTGTCACCGGCACCGGCGGCATAGATAACGCCGTCGCGGCCGTCAACGGCGACACCGGCAACACGTGGGTGACAGCGGAGAAGCTGGCCGACGGTAACGGGGTGCTGGCCGCGGTCACGAGCTCGCCCTTCACAGGCGGCAACTCCGGCATCGCCACGCTGGCCAACGTGGACTACACCAACGCGATGACGGCATTCGAAGCCCGGGAGTTCGACCTCTTCGCCCTCGACGGGCCCGGTAACTCCGCCCTTCAGACGGCGGTGGCTGGCTGGATCGCCCGGATACGCTCGGAGGGCAAGGGCGTCATCGCCGTCATGGGCAGCACCGCTACGGACGACGAGGACCCGGCGGTCGGCAACGCGCGGTCGGTCGGGTTCAACCACGAGGGCGTCGTGAACGTCGTCACCTCGGCGGTCCTTGACGGCGCGACCTACCCCTCGGGCGACATCGGCGCGTACGTCGCCGGCCTCATCGCGGGCCGTCGCCTGACCGAGACCATCACCTACGCGGCTACGCCCTTCGAGGACGTCTCGCCGCGGCTCACTAACACGCAGGTCGTCGAGGCCCTCAAGTCGGGCTCTCTGGTCCTCGTCCACGACGGCCGCCAGGTCAAGGTCGAGCAGGGCGTCAACACCCTGACAGTCCTCCGCGAGGGCCAGAATAGCCAGTGGAAGAAGATCAAGGCCGTCCGGACTATGGACGCCGTCAACGCTGACCTCCTCCGCGCGGCCTCCGACAGCTACATCGGCAAGGTGCCCAACACCGACGACGGGCGCGCGGCGCTCCTGTCGGCGATGAAGGCCTACATGGACGTCCTGGTGTCCGAGGGGGCCATCGTCCGGGACTACAAGGTCTACCTCGACCCGGCCTACCCGAACCCGGCGCCCGACGAGGTCTACGTGCGCTGGGAGGCGTCCATCGTCGACGCGATGGAGAAAATCTTCGGCACCTTCGTGGTGACGGGCTAGGGGGTGATGGTGCATGCCTCTCGACGCTAGCCGCGTGATCAGCGGGACCTTCGGTTCGGTCTGGATGGACGGAAGGTGGCTCACGAATTTCAACCACCTTGAGGCCAACGTCGAGGTCCAGAAGGCCGAGCTCAAGCTGGCTGGCGACCGGTGGACCCGTCGTAAGGTCACCGGCCTCAACGGGACCGGGACCATCTCGGGGTTCAAGGTCACGAGCGAGCTCATCCAGCTCATGGCCCCTGTGGCGGACAACGCCAGGGGCACCGTCAAGACGGAGCTCATCACCAAGCTCGCCGACCCGGAGGCCTACGGCTTCGAGCGGATTCGGCTCAAGAACGTCATGTTCGACCGTATCCAACTCGCCAACTGGACGGCTGGCGAGACCGTGACCGAAGAATGGCCGTTCACCTTCGAGGAGTTCGAGCTCCTCGACCCGATTGTGCCTTCGTAATGGAGGTGCCGGCATGAGTGACACGACGGAGAAGATGTCGGAGGAGCAGATCCTAGAGCGTCTCCTCGCGGCCGACTCGGTGCCGGAGCGTACGGTGACTATCCCGCGCCTTGGGATTCCCGTCACGTTGCGGGGCCTCACAGGCAAGCAAGTATTCATCCTCCGCGAGCGGTGCACAGAGCGGACCAGCCGGCGCGGTCAGCTCGTCGAGCGCGTGGACGAGGAGGAGTTCAACACGGCCCTCGTGGCCGCAGCCACGGTCAACCCGAACTGGGGCGACCCGAAGCTCCTCGCCAAGTACCGGGCCTCGGGACCGGAGGAGGTCATCAAGCGCGTGCTCCTCGCCGGCGAGCTCGCCGCCCTGGGGGACGCGGTCCTCGACCTTTCCGGGTTCAATACGGAGCTCGAAGAGCTAAAAAACTGATCCGGACCGGGGCGCTCGCGGGCGTGCTGCATGCGATGTGGGTGCGGCACCACCTGCGCCCCGGTGAGTTCTGGGCCTTGCCGCGCGGCGAGCAGCTCTTCCTCCTGGCCAGCCTGGAGGTCGAGCTCGCCGACGAAGCGCGGGTCATAAGGGAGGCGAAGCCGCGCCGTGGCTGAGGAGGAGTACTACCGCGTCAAGCTGGTCATGGAGCTCCACGACCGGACCCAGGCGGCCCTCTCGCGCATGAGAGCAGGTTCCAAGCGGGTGGAGAGCGCGTTCGCGCGCGCCCGCCAGGTCGCCCAGGCGTTCGGGCGGACCGTCGTCTCGCCCACCGTCAGCATCAAGGACAAGGCCACGACAGGCCTGCAGCTCGTCCGGTCCGCCGCGAAGTCGCTCACGGGCACGGCCTGGCGGCTCACGCTCACCGTCTGGGACCGGGCGACGAGCTTCCTTGACAGGATCCGAAGATCGCTCTTCAGCCTGAAGGGCCTGGCCGTGACGGTCCTCGCCGGCCTGGGGCTCGGCAGACTCGGCCAGGCTACCCTCGGGGCGGCTGCCACCTGGGAGACACAGGCGGTGAGCATGGAGCACTGGCTCGGGGGCAACAAGGCGGCGGCCGCCCAGGTGACCGCCTGGCTCGAGCGCTTCGCCGCGGCCACCCCGTTCGAGATGTCCGACCTGTTCCCGGCGATGAGCCGCGCCATCGGAATCACGGGCGGCAACGTCGCCGTGAGCCAGCGGCTCGTGAAGCTCGCGGCCGACATGGCCGGGCTCACCCCGGGCAAGACGGTGCTTGACGCCATGGAAGCCCTGGCGGACGCCCAGATGGGCGAGTTCGAGCGCCTGCGGGAATTCCAGATGAAGATGACACAGGAGCAGATGAAGGCCCTGGGCGGCTTCGAGGGGTTCCTGCTCGCGGCGGAGGGGCGCTTCGCCGGCGGCGCCGCGAAGCTGGCCGGAACGTCGGTCGGCCTCATCTCGACGATCACGGACAACATCAAGAACCTCTTCCGGGCGGCTGGCACCGGCATGCTGGAGGCGATAAAACCCCGGCTCCAGAAGGTCGTCGACTGGTTTGGGCAGAACGAGCGGACCGTCACCCGGTGGCGGAACACCCTCGCGGACATGGGCCGGCAGGCGGCGGACAAGATCCTCTCCTGGCTGGAGGGGGCCTTCCGCTACCTGGATACCCACTATTTCTCGAACCCGGAGTTCCAAAAGCTCGACCTCGGCGGGAAGATCAAGTTCGCATGGGACGACCTAAAGGCGAGCTTCGACAACTGGTGGGACAATGAGGGCGGCGAGAAGACGGTCACCGACCTTGGCACGAAGATCGGCGGGGCCCTGGTCAAGGGGGCTTGGCTGGGCCTGCTCGGCCTCGGCGACCTGGCGCTCGGAGCGACGAAGAAGGCGGTCACCGAGCCCAGCGCGGGTAACATCGGTCTCGCCTTCTTCACCGACGTTGTCGCCCTCGGCCTCCTCAACAAGCTGACCGGCGGCCTGCTGGGAAAGGGCCTCAAGTGGCTCCTGGGTCTTGGGGGCGCCGCAGCTGCTACAGGCGGCGGCGCTGCCGCCGCGGCTGGGGGCGCGGGAGCCGCGGGCGTGGCCGGAGGGGCGGGGGCGGCGGGAACGGCCGCGAGCCTGTTTTCGAACGTCTTGCCTTTCGCCCGAATGGCTACGCTAGCTGGGGCCCTTCAGGTCCTGGTTAACCGGGCATTTGCGCCCTATCTCTCCAAGTACGCCGAGAAGACAAGACTGACGCCCGACGAAGCGGCAAGCGCCCGCTGGGGTGCCATGCTCTACGGTTACATTAGCGGGGTGCCGAGCCAGGGGCCCGGCGGCGGCCTGGCTGGCTTCCCTCTGGCCTATGGTATCACCGCACCATCGGTCAGTGTGACCGTCCAGGTGGACAGCCGGGCTGCGGATGCTGAGTCTATGGCCGAAGAGGTCGGTCGCATAGTTGCCGGGCATGTAGTACGCGTGTTGGAGAACGCGCCCGTTCCCGCGCGCTAACGCACGGCAGGGAATTCCCGCCAGGGAGCGAAGGGGATGCCGGGAGGTGGAGGTCATGCGTCGACCGGTCCTGGTCGTGTTCGGAATCCTCGCGGTCGGACTCGTGTGCGCCCTATCGGCGGCATGGTTGCTCGCCGTGCTGTCGCCCCCGGCTTCGGATGCCGTCACTCAGTCGGCGCCGCCCAAGCCTTCGTTCGTCGAGGCCGGCGTCTCCCAGAACCTGTACGGTCCCTGGGTCGTCACGGTCAGTGCTACGCCTCTTGAGCTAACGCACCGCATCGGCAGCCAATGGGCGGGCAAGGACTCGGACAAGGGCTACGTCTTCGTCCTCATACCCCTCTTCGTCGTCAACTCGGGCACCGAGACCGACACCTTCGGGGAGTTCTTCTGGTCGTGGAAGCTCAAGGACGACCTGGGCTACACCTACGACGAGGACCCGGCCGGGCTCTACCTCGACGACAGCCAGACTCTTGACTCGTCGCACATCCCGCCGGGGGCCACGCGAAGCGGCACCCTGGTGTTCCAGATCAGCGCGAAGGCCCGGGAGCTCTACCTCAGCCTCGTCCCGCTCGGTGGCGACCCTTACGGCCTTCCCTGGCACTTCAGCGTGAACCAAGGCAGCTAGGCCCGGGGGACCGGGAGCGGCGGAGGTGGCCGGAGGAGCTGGACTAGCGGGGACGGCCGGCATCTTGCCTCCTGCCGGAATGGCCAGGCCGGCTGGCACCATGCAGGTCCCGACAGTCCGACTCCCGATGAATAGGGGGCTGAAAATGGACTTCTACTTTCTCGGCCCACCGGACCTCCGGCTGCCGGTCAACCCGTCCGAGGTCGTGGTGGAGGCCTCGGGCAGGACCGAGACCGTGACGCTCGTGAACCTGGGTGACGTCGAGATCCCCGTCGGTCAGCAGCCGACGGGGGT